CCCGCCAATAAGACGGCCCCGGTGGGGCCGTCGCTGGCGGGCACTGCGTCTGCTGGCGCTGCAGCTCGTCCTAAGGTCAACACCGCAGAAGATTACGTCGGTCAATTGGTCCCATTGGTTGCTGATGTGCCGTGGTCGGCACCTGCCTACGTGGATCGTCCTGTGGTGTCCGATCCGCATATGTACTGCATGTCGAGCGAGAACAGCTGTCGGTGCGTCACCGAGCAGAACACCCGCGTTGCGATGCGCGATGACGTGTGCCGCGATATTGCGCGTTGGGGCGAGCCATATAACCCGTATAAGCCGCCCTCGAATGTCGCACAGGCGCAGCAGCCCTCGTCCACCCCCGCTACTGAGCAACCGAAGCCGCAGGTTGTAGAGCAGAGCGGGGCGGTCACATCGACCATAGAGAAGCGCACCCGCGCATTGGGCACGTTCCCGGAGTCGCCCGGCTACTCGATCAACAGCTACACCAAGCCTACGACGAGGGATCTGTGATGAGCAGTAGCGCACGCGAACTATTGAAGTGGATCGCCCTGGTCTGCATGACTTTTGACCACGTGGCGAAGGTGTTCTATGACGGATACGTGCCTGTGTTGTCCGAGCTAGGGCGGATCGCGTTTCCGCTGTTCGCATTGGTCATGGCCTACAACCTGGCGCAGCCCGGTGCCGATGTGGCCAAGTCGGTTCGGCGGCTCTGCGTGTGGGGCGTGCTGGCTCAACCGGTGCACGCGTGGGCGTTTGGGTACTGGGTGCCCGTCAACGTCGTCCTGGCGTTCGCCTTGGCCGCGGGGGCGGTCTGGGCCATCCAGCGCGGCCGCTGGCTGTTGTTGATGCTCTGTGCGGCCCCAGCGCCGGTGTTCGTTGATTACCAATGGGCCGGCATGGCCCTGGTGGTAGCGGGCTGGGCCTATTACGCCAAAGTGATGCGTAGCCCGATACCAGTGGTCACGGCATTGGGTGCCCTATGTTGGTTCAACGGTAGCGTGTGGGCCCTTCTTGCCATCCCAGCCATTGCGCTTGCGGAGGTGGCCTGCAACCGAGGCATCGCCATCCCGCGCACGCGGTGGGGCTTCTACGGCTATTATGTTGCGCATCTAGCCATCTTTGGTCTGCTGGCCGTCAAGCCCGCCCTTATTTCGTGACGCGAGGGGAAGTGCATGGAAGCGAGATTTGCGATATTGCTTGCGTTGGCTATCGCTGCGCCTTGTCACGCGCAGCAGGTTCACAAGTGTCGCGAGCGAGGGCAGGTGGTTTATCAGTCAGCGCCGTGCGCTTCCGGCCAAGCCGAGAAGGCCTGGGACGCCGCACCAGCTCCTGAGCAAAGCAATGCCGAGCAGTGGCGCCTTTACCGTATTCGCAAGCAGCTCGATAGCAGGTACGCAGCTGACAGATCTGCATCCGCTGCCGCCTATGTGTCTGGCCCACAATCCAGCAACGCATGCGAGTCTGCCAAGGCTCAGCGCAAGCAAGTCTATGACGCGGCCGGTCTCCATCGTTCTTATGAGATTTCCAGCTATTGGGACAACGTGGTGCAAAACGCCTGTAAGTGACCTGGGGTGTAGGGGCATAGCCCCTACGGATAACGCCTCACCCGCGCCGTGGACCTCGTGGCCCACGCGTCCTATGGACCACCGTTGATCGATTCGGCGGACCCCGCGCCAGCCGCTACTGACAGCCGCATTTCACGTCTGCGCCGGAGCACGTCCCGCAGGTAGATCACCTCGGCCGGCCTGGCATGCCACACGCGCTCGCGTTCCTCGGCCATCATCAGCGCCCACTCGCGGGCGATGTTGCATGTGAGCGACCAGTAGCGCATTCCCACCGGGTCGATATCTCGGCCTTCGGGAGTGAAAAACCGATGCCCCTGAAAACCAAAACCGGCCCAAGGGCCGGTCAGGTCTACGCGATCGTAGGTGTCTAGCGTCATTGTCCGGTCCGCTTCCTGTGGAGGGACCAGCAGTGATAGGCCGCCAGGGCGCACAGGAGCGTCAACACAGCCAATTTCGCATAATGTATAGAGGGTCGGTTATTACTAGCGGTGAAAGGGCCGTCAGCAGCGCCTCATGCGCCCCTGCGTGCATGCCTACTGCCACCAGTGCGAGCCCCCCGATCACCGTAGTGACCGGGGACAGTCTGTCCCATAGCGCACTCCACGCCTTCTTTTCTGCCGGCGATGCTGCCTCTTCCTGGCGCACCTTCACGGCCAACGCCGGATCGGCCTGTGCCAGTTCAATGAGCGCCATCAGGTGTGTGTCTGTGATCTTGCCGCCTTTGCGCCACACCGAAACCGAATTCCGCGACACGCCAAGCGACAGCGCAACGCTGTTGTCTGAGTCGCGCGAGCATGCTTTCCGCGCTGTGTCAAGTAATTTATTTATGGTGTCCACGTCATATACCGTTTGACAGAGGTGTCCTTTCTCATGTTACATGCACCTCGTGTCCTACGCCGTATGACACCGCGCCCCCGGCTCCCCTCCGGGGTCCGCGTCAAGGGGCAGGGGATAGGGGCTTCATGGACACCAACGCACTTGCATTGCTCGGCGCTTCCGCGCTGACCGTGATCGTCGGCCTCGCCCGATTGGTTGCTTGGATTCTTGACCGTCGCGCCGAAGCTGCGTTGCGCGTGCACCGCGAGCAAGTCTTCATCATTGAAAGCTACGTTGATCTGCTGACGCCCCAGTTGCAGCGTCGCGTGATTGTTTCCAGCGCTGATTGCGAAATGGAGTTCGCTGGTGACTGACGGCACATGTTCGTTTTGCGGCGACACCACTGCCTATTTTTTCCCAGGCGGGTTGTGCGTTGCATGCACCTCGAAGAACGCACGTATCCGCATGCAGGAACAGCCCACGCAATCGCGTGAGTTGTCCGCGTTCGATGCATCTGTTGGCGTCATGCAGGCTGCTACGCGCCGCACTGAAATTGCCGCAGAGAAGATCCAAAAGAACAAGCGTGTGGTCGGTACAAGCGTGCGTGAGTTCGACGCAGCCCATCCGATCGCATTGACCGCTGAGGGCCAGCGCGCAGCGCTGGCCCTTGGGCTTGTCCATTACAAAACAAGTGACACGCGGGCCTCTACGACCGGCACCGTGACCATCGAAATCGACCCGCTACAAGCGCGGGCGCAACGGCTGCGAAAGTCCGTGATTACCGGAGCACGTCTGCATGACCAGGAAGCGAAAAAAGGCTCCTTCCGGGGTGCGTGGTATTTCCTCACGCTCACCTACCGTGATGGAAGCGACAGCAGCCCTCGTGACGTTAGCGAACTATTTAAACGCATGCGCGGCCACTTCAATCGCCTTAAATCTGGGCGCGCACGGTGGAACCGTGAAAGCTTTCGTTACGTATGGGTCGGAGAGCTCACCCAGCGATTCCGCCCGCACTACCACGTAATGCTGTGGGTTCCGACGGGCATGTATTTCGGCAAAGTCGATCAACGCGGCTGGTGGCCTCATGGCACAACGCAAATTGAAAAAGCCCGCAACTGCGTCGGCTATCTCGCCAAGTACGCGAGCAAGTTCACTGCCCTTACAGCTGGAGCTTTTCCCAAAGGCTTCCGCACACATGGCATTGGTGGACTCGATACCGAATCCAAGCGCGAATTGCGCTGGTGGAAGGCCCCGAAAGACGCGCGTGAAGCTCTCGGCGGGGAAGCGGATATCCGCAAAGCAAAGGGCGGTTGGTTCGACAGGCTTACCGGAGAGTTCTGGCCGTCTCCGTGGAAAGTCACATTCATCTTCGGCCGGACATTCGCTTGGAAGGTAGTCCCACTATGAAAGTTCAGATCATGAGTTCCGCTGTCGCCATTCGTTCGTTTCCGGCTCGCGATGGTAAGCCGGCCACGCACTTTCGCGAGCAGACCGCCGCCGTGTTGCGTGACGGCGATTTCCCGCTGCCGTTCACCATCAGTCTTGACGAAGATCAAGCGCCGTACGGCGAAGGCTTTTACGTGATCGATCCCAAGTCGATGCAGAACAACAAATACGGTGGCCTTGAGTTTGGCCGTCGCATCCGGCTCATCCCGGATGCCACCGCCAAAGCCGTGCAGCCTGCGGCGCGGGTCGCCTAAGCCAGATGCATGCGAGCAGGGATTCTGAGCAATGGCAAAGGTGTTGACCTGCACGCAATACAACGATTCAACGCAGCAATGCGAGGTTCAAGCCTGGATTGATCAATCGGATTGGACGACACCACTACCCACCATCGAACAGGCCGCGATGGTGGGCGGCGCTTACTTCATCGGCCTGATGACCCTGGCAGTCATTAAAGGACTGCTCAACCCAAAATCAATAGAGGAATAGCATCAATGCAAAAGAACATTTCCACGATCGTCACCAAGGCCAAGTCCGCTGCGTCCAACGCCAAGACCGCCGCAGTGGTTGGCAGCACCGCGCTCATGGCGATGCCTGGCTTCGCGTTCGCTGCCGGCGGCGGCGATTTCGATGGCGGCGAGATCGTCAGCAAGGTGGTTACTTACACCGCCATCGGCGTCACCATCCTGGCCGCGTTCGCACTCGGTCGCTGGACGCTCCGCGCACTGGGCCTGATCGGCGGCAAGTGAGCCAATCAGCTGCATAGCAGGGGAGGGGAAACCCTCCCTTTTTCAATTGGGGGATGCAATGGAAGGTCTCATCGTGTTGGCGTTCTTGATTCATGCCGCGCATGTGTGCGCCACGGGCTGGAACTGATGCGCTGGCTAACTCGCTATTTCGCACGTGCGGTGATTCGCCGTCTCGCATACGCCATCGTCGCATTGGTATTCGCCGCGCTTGGCATCGGCAACGCACGTGCCGATTGTTTCAACGATTTGAGCGATGACGGCTCAGTTTTGATGTGCGGAGATCAGGGCGAAGCAGCAGCCGGGGGCTATAGCGCCGCCACTAAGCTCAAGGCTCAGGGAATTGGCGGCGTGGGCTCGAATAATATTCGGATCGAAGGCCCCACCGAAGTGAACATGTCTAGTAGGACGCTCGTCTATCGCGTGATGTGGGCATCGCAGAATCAGCTTCTTGCACGTGTAGCGCGCGGTTGGCCTGAAGCCAAGTCCTGTTCTGATCGTAACGCGACGCCACTGGCAGACGCCGCGCTGAGCTATACAGAAGCGCCTTCCTGTTTCGGCGGGTGCAGCGTTCTCGGCAACCGTTTTTAGCCAAGCTAATGGCGCCGTCAAGGTCTACGGCATGACGGATCGTATGTATAGCGGCGAAGTGTGCGTTGCTGCTAAGCCTAGCAACGACATTGGTGAGGTGAATCAGGAAAAGGAAGATGCCACCAAGCCTAAGCCGCCTGAGTGCACTGCACTGGGTAGCAATCAGACCGCTTGTGTTAAGTCCAACGGCGACACCTGTGCCACGTCATCAACAGGTAAAACGTTTTGTTGGAAGCCGAGCGAAACCGGTAAGAAAACAGACGCCAACGATGCACAGGTGAAGTCCCCTAAGGGCGAGCCAGTGACGCCGCCTGATATCAAAATTCCCGACAAGGATTGGCAGCGCACCGAGGGGCATCAGCAGACTGCGTGCGTTAACAACACTTGCATGACCTATAACGTCACCAATTTTTCAAGCGTGCCCGGTGGCACTCAGAAGAATTCCACCGGCGATAACAACGCGGATGGGAGTGGCAACACCTCTGGCAATGGCAAGCCCGGGTCCGGTAGCGGCGGCGATGGCAAAGATGACGAGAAGGATTCCGCGACGGAGAGTGGTAACTGCACGGCACCGCCCATCTGCGTCGGCGACACGTTGAAGTGTTTGCAACTCAAGTTCACGTGGAAGATTGACTGCAATACCCAAGGTAACGAAGTCACCAAGGGAGACGGCTGTGCAGAGGGTGATATCCCCGTCTGCGCCGGCAAGTCCTGCAAGGCTGAAGCGTATGCCGGTGTGCTTCAACAGTGGAAACAACGGTGTGCCGTTGAGGCGATGGGGCAGGGCATGGCATCGCGTGCTGCTGGGATTAGTAACGGTGATGACGCTGGTGTGGTTGAAGGTATCTGGGGCGGCGAAGAGGGCGGCAGCGGCTTGAAGCTGCGCCAGGATCTCATCAATGTCGGCGGCAACGGTAGTGCCGGTTTGCTCCCTGATGTGGAGATCGAAGGTCAGCGGTGGGTGATCCCTGCGGGGTTCTTTGACGCAATTGCCGCAGTCAAGATGGTCATCATCGCCATGTGCACGGTGATCGCGATGTTCGTGGTCGGGAGGAACATCTGATGTTTGATTGGGCACGCGATTTTGCGAACAATTTTTTCGAGAACGCCGCCGATGCGGTGCACAAGCTGGTCAAGCTCAAGGCGGCGATTTGGTTGGGTCGACTGCTATCGGCTCTCGGCCTCGGCTTTGCCGCGCAGCATTTCATCTACAACCCAATCATCGACTACGCACAGAACGCATGGTCAGCCGTGCCTGCCGGCATCGCAAGTTGGGTACACGCGCTTGGTATCGATGCCGGCGTGTCCATCATTCTTAGTGCATACGGTATTCGCGGCGCTGAGCGAATCTTTATTCAACGTAGGAACCAAGCCACATGATCGGCGACACCGCGTCTATTTCGCTGCTGACCGGCCTGCCAGGATCAGGCAAGAGCTTGCGCATCATCCAAGCGATTCGCTATCTCATGGACAAGGGTGCGCACGTCTACGTCTGCAACATCGACGGCATATCTGTGCCTGGCACTACGCCGTGGGCGGACCCGCACAAGTGGCAAGAGCTACCGGCGGGGTGCATTCTCTTTGTTGACGAGGCGCAGCATTTTTTCCCGGCACGGCGTGGCGGTGATCCCGTAGAGACGATCAAGGCAATGTCCACGATTCGACACGACGGCGTGCGTTTGGTGCTTGCTACCCAGCAGCCTAACTACCTCGATACATACCTGCGCGGATTGGTCGGCTATCACGAACACTTGCTGCGCCAGAGCGGCAAGCAAAAGACCTTTATTTTCCGCAACAGTCAAATCATCGAAGAGGTGCGTTCGCCGTTGCCGCGCATTAAAAAGCTATACGACTACGAGGTGTGGAAACAGCCAACCGAGTGCTTCAAGTTCTACAAGTCGGCTGAGGTCCACACGATGAAGTATCAGATGCCGGCCCTGGTCAAGAAGGCGTTGATGATTCTGCCAGTGGTGGCCATCCTTGCCGGCGGTGCGTGGTACGCCGTGTACCGCGACACTATGTTCGCCAAAAAGGCAGACGCTGCGCCCGCCAA